CTATAGCTTCAAGAAAAGACATAAACAAATCAGAATTCACAAAATTAACTACTGCTTCTGCAACAGCTAATATTCCCTCTCCAACTCCTGTCAGCACCTTTTCAACATCCTCTGCTGATATTAAATCCATAATGTCAGCAAGTCTCTGTATAAAGGCTGTAAAGTTGTCAGAATTGGTAAACTCCGCTATTTGTTTTCCAAGGTTACCGATAGCATTCGTCTTTCCAACATCGAGGTTTTCTAATAACCTCTCAAACGCTTCTTCAAGTGGAACAAGATCCTGACGTATCTTTTCAAAGTCAAAGGCATCCATTATCTCTGAAATTGTATTTATGAGATGTGGAATACCCTCTTCTATCAAAAACTCAATATATTTAAGGACTACTTTTTGCATTACATCCTCAAATACACCACCAAGGAAATCAGCCAGGTCTTTCAATGAATTTGTAAGATTTACAATCGATTGAAGCAATTCATTAAAGTCTAATCCATCACTCCAACCAATCATATATTCAGTAACATTTCTTACATGCTGAACGAGAATATCTACGGCTTCAGCTATGTTCATGAAAATCTGATAGCCTTTAGCACCCGCCATCCATGCCTCATCAAATCTTTTTGCGATGTTACCTATTACTCGTTCAAGATCACCTATAATCATGAACAGGTTATAGAAAATATGCTCTACTGTGTCAGATTTCCAAACTGCAATGAAATCATTCCAAACATCTGTTAGGAGTTGTTTCATCTGACTTGTCATATATTTCCAACCATCGAGAACATATTCTTTGGCATCTTCCCATGCATTCTTTATAGGAGAAAACAAATCAGAGAAAATATCTTTTATCTTTTTAGACAGATCACTTATCCAATCAGGTATCTCTACCTCTTCCCATTCATCAAATGGATTTGTTGAACTACCTGAACTGCTCGAACTCTCACTTAAAATGTTGAGTTCGTCTATGCCCATTGTAAGGTTTTTAGCGGATTTACTTGCATCATCTAATGACTCAGCATAGTTAGTTACATTCTTTTTAGCTTTAGTGAATGAAGATGCACCCGTTAAGGCTGCAAACAACATTCCAATATATGAAATAAGAGTTGCTATCTTGTCAATGATTGCATCGATAATAGGCGCAATGTAATTTAACAATGGAGCAAAAACACTTACTATTGAACGTCCTAAGTATTGGAAATCAGCAACTAACAAAGAAAGGCTCGAATTGAACTTAGTGCCCATCTGATTTGAAAACTTTGCCATTGAACTAATAGCATTATTAGTTTCTTCAATAATTGCTGTTATAGCTTTTCTGACCAACATGAAGGTAAATGTCTTCATTGTACGTTTCCAGAAGTTGGACATTTTTTTCATATTAGCCTTAAAAGCATTAACGAAGCTGGAAACCTTACTTTGCATTTCCTCGAACTTCTCTACATATTCATTCATGGCTGCTTTCAGAGGGGTTACCATGAGTTTTAAAGCATTTATTCCTGTATCACCAAGTTTATTAAAGAATGCTGCCAACTTTTCTACAGCAGCGGCTAAACTCAAAAGAATGGCATAAGTTTCAAAAAACGATTTAGTAATTTGCGATGCAACTTGCCCAGCAGTTTTTCCAAGTGTATCAAGCGTGGTATTGATTCGATTTATAGGGGCTTCAATTCCCGTTCCTAAATCAGGAAAGTGAAAACCCTCAAAAGATTCAGGTGATCTGTTCCATGCATCCTTGCTGAGTTTTTCCATCGAATTAGATACATCAATTATTGCTGGCAATAACTTTTCAGCAGACTCTTCAACACCACTGAAATATGAGTCTAAATCCGGTGTATGTATCCCATCTAATTCATTTTTTAAATCGCTTAATAAAGGAACTGCCTCTTTAAGAGGTTGAATATCCGATATAAATCCCAGATTCTGAATTCCTTTAAAATCTGAATTTACTCCCTTTGATAATTCTTTAGGAACTTCAATCTTTATATTTCCTAATCCATCAAGAGTCTTCTTAACAGCTTCAGCTTGTTCATTGGTCTTTTTTATGGCTACAGACGCTTTTTCAGCCCCTTTAGCGGCTTGTTCAAATCCTTGTCCATTAACTGATCCGGCAGCCTTAGAAAAGGCATTTGCAGACCTTGAAAGACTATTTAAAATGGTTGTTAGTTTAGTTCCATTCTTTAGTCCCAGCTGATTGTTTAATCTGTCTAAAGAATGTATAAGGCTATCTATGGCTTTTTCAGCGGACTTGCTAGAGCCAACTATTTCTATCTGAAGTTTATCTAAGCTTGTTGCCATATCATCACCTCACGAAAAAAGAAGCAGAGCTGTGACACTCTACTTCTCCATTTTTGATAGTTTATAATTTGCAGCCATAATCTCAAGGTTCTTGAATAAGAGTTCTGTTTTGGCTTTTTTTTCTGAGTCGGTAAGATTGTTTTCATCTCTCTCTTCATCAATCTTACTTAAGAATGGTTGCTTTATCTCTTGTAAATACTCTTTTGGCTTTTGACCTTTTTTCCTGAAGGCATTACCCATAGCAATTGAAACAGCATCGAATATATAGTTACCAAGTAACCATGCCTTTTCATCATCAACTCTACGTCTTAATTTATATCCGGCCACGATTACTTTTAAGGATCTGGGTGTTAATTTCCAAAACTCATCATAACTAACACCCATTGCCATCACTTGTGGAACTAATTCACTTTCATACTGTCTTCTCAAACTTGAGTATTTTACTTTGTTTTCTTGACTGTTTCTTTCTCCACTGTTGTAGTTTCCTCGTCCTGGTTCTGGTTGAGAGCGCGAAAAAAATCAGAATCGTTCATCTCTTCTCCCATAACCGTATATATATCATTGAAGTTACCACCTGCAAGAATATGACTCTGGATCTCCTTACCTGCTTCCTCAACATTTCCATTAAGGCAAAGTGCAAGGTAAGCCCTGACCATACTCATGGGTTTATCCTTCATCTGTGTAAGTGGTACTCCATTAGCTTCAAGCTCACATACTGTGTTAAAATCGAATGGTTTTGCTGCATATTTCTTTCCGTTGATTGTAAAAAATCTATTCATATACTTTTTCCTTTCCCTTTAAAAAGGGCTACCACTTATCGGATAGCCCCTTGATCAATATTTAATTATTCTGCCGCCAGCTTAACTATTGCTGACTGCATATTCTTGACTTCAACTTCCGTTACTTCTCTTGCAAGAAGAGTTGTAAGAAGCTGCTGATAGCCCGTAGGATAGAGCTTAACAAGTTCTGTGCCGTCATTATCAAGAACAGTTACTACCATTGTGCTGTTTTTAAGTGCTGCAAGAAACTGTGTAAGTGTCATGACACAAATCCTCCTTTTTATATAGGGGAAAGGGGCAAGCCCGAAGACTCGCCCCATTCTCTAACTACTGTTGGTCAAGGAACTCTTGAATTATGTCTGCCTTTAACGTCTGCGTGATTGTATAATTTCTTGCATTAGCAATGTCAGTTATTTCACTTATCGTAAGTGCAGATAATTCAGTTTGCGTGAACTCATAATACAATTTTTGCTCTTCCAAGAACTCATCAACTATATCTTGATGTGTCGTGCTTACAATAGTATATCCTCTCTCTGTTGCCAAAGAGAGGATTTCGCTATCAGTCATTGTTGACAGATCACTTGCATCAAGGTAAGTGGTCTGAGTAGGGTTACTGCCCTGATTGCCACCATTGTCAGGACTACTTACCCCGCTACAGGCTCGATCGCTGTATCCATTCCAAGATACTCCTCGATAGTCATTCCAATCTCAATTGTCTGAAGCTCGTTCTGAGCCATTTCAGACATTGGAAGCTGCTGAGGAGGCTGCGCCTTAATAAAGAACGCTCTTGTAAGATACGGACTCCATACCTCAAGGTAAAGAGCATCTGTTGTTGCCTTTGCATTATATGCTGCAATAAGAGCTTCCCACTCTGCGATCGTCTCGTCTGTAGGATTGATTGTGATAGGAAAATTTCCCCCCGTATCCTGGCGTCCGGCGATATATCGTGTAACATACAACGTGTTATCGTACAGCTTTTTATCTGTACTTCACTATCATTACAATAGTGTTCAGCGTAACTTTTTAACACATATTTCTGCAATATGTACCATCCGTTAGTGATGACTCTTGGAGCAATTATATTCTGTTATATCTCAATAACAGGTTCATGCCCTACGCGTTGCGTGTGTTAATGATTTTAATCACTAACTTCCACTCTGATTACGGTTGCTGACCGCTTTCCAGTTTTCTTCATCACTCATAATTCATGGTTTACTTGATGGTTTCACCATGAACGACTATAAAGCATATCGTAAAGCATTTATTAAACAATATGCTGTTAATCTTCAAGTGCTGACGCATCAATCTGCTCAGTCTCTAATGAGATACCGCCAATAGCATTAATTCTGGTAAGTTGAGTAAAAGCTGTCGGCATTGTAGATCCAATAGCGTACCCAAGTTTTATCAATTTGTTATCGTATAGCTTTTTATCTATACTTCTACGTTATTACAACGTAGTTCAGCATATCTTTTCACCACCTAAACAGGGTTGCCTGATGTCGCGGTCTCTTGGTTGGATTATATCTTTTTCACCAACTATGCGTTGCCCCTGACTAAACTATGTCTAGGCTTCGGTTCGGATTATCGTTGCAAACGACCTTTCCGCTTAATACCGCAATGATCATCTGTTATCTACTTG